TTGGTGCTTCCGTCGAGACTTGAACTCGAACCAACCCCTAATCTGGGCATCCGGGATATAAATCCGGTCGTGCTACCTTACACTACAGAAGCAAACTTGATAAGTATTAGTGAATATATTTCTGGTGCTGATAAGAAGAATTGAACTCCTGTCAACGGGTTACGAATCCGTAGTAATACCACTATACTATATCAGCACGAATTGAATTTGTAGTGGGTCCCCTACCACAACATAAGGGGCATTATGCGGAATTTATCAGCGCCTCCGCCTGTGGATAGTGAACTATCCTTTGGGTTCGTTAATATTGTACAAGCCGGAATCAAAAGTCCCATGCATGGGCACATCTTTTACTAAGCTTCTGTTGGCCGACTTTCACTTAGTGACCTGTACTATAACACCCACTACAAAAGTTAAATTAGATAAATACTATATTAATGAGGTAACCACCAATGGATATTGATAGTTTTAAAAAACTAATAATGATATGTGAAGCGCGAGAACTTAACAATCCAAATATTGAATATGAAGATGATCCCAAAGGATCAAAAGTCATCGCAAAACTTCGCAGCTACAAGAGTCAAACATATACTAAGCTTGCTCAGAAACTTCAACGTATGGAAGAACTTACGGAAGAAATGAAGCAACTTAAAGACGAAATCAAAACCCATACCAAAGAAGATGTTAGTGACTTATTTGATGCTGCTGATGCTGCTCGCACTCGTGTTATTGAAACCGTTAGTTTTGTATTTAATCTCACCAAAGACCCCAAAGTCACTGAGACACCAAAGTATAAGAACATCCTTGAAGAACTTGAAAAGCATTTGACCCCAGAACTCATAAAGGTTCTTGAAAGCATCAAAGCCCAAGAAGAAATGGTTACTAAAACTCAAAAAAGTCCTGCCTTATCTGTCAGACCAATAAATGAAGATATTCAAGATATTTTTGCTCGCTTGAAAGATGTTGTTTACGCTTGGGGCGAAGAATATGACAAAAAACTTGATGATCTTAAAGCAGATGCTGACTTATAAACTATAGACGGAAAATGAATGGTAGCGGTAGTCCGATTCGAACGGACACTGAACAGGGTTTGAATCTGTTGCCTCTGCCAATTGGGCTATACCGCCGTATTAATTTAATTTTGACTCCAGTCGTACATTACGATGGTATTGATGACTTCACCTTCAAGGCATAGGTTAATTGTTATTTGATCCTGCCATAAACCATATGGGTCTGATTGTGTATTAAAGGTCATTGACAGGTTGTTTGTTAGATAATCTTTAAGTTGTGCTTTTAATTCTGGGTCCATCATACTCTCCTATTGAGAGTATTTATGCGGAACTTATGTTTGTATAAAAACGATCTGCGCCACTTGAGCCTCGTCAGAATATTTCTCGTTTTTACACTATAATGGAATAGCTGGATACACGTTTTTATAGAGACCGTCCCCATCCTGTGCCACAACTAACAACTTGATAAGAGTTGTCTTGCCCGACATGAATCGTCTACTCTGTTCTCAAGCTAATCACACTTGAGCAAAACTTGGTACGGATGAAGGGACTCGAACCCCCACGATGTGAATCGCCAGGACCTAAACCTGGTGCGTCTACCAATTCCGCCACATCCGCATGTTAAATGTATTTACTCGCCGCAACTCGTATCTCAAATAAAGTTGCTGATCCTTGACACAAGGACTGCTACAGCCTTCGGGTACATAGAGGAGGATTGAGAATGTCCCCTATCACATACGGCATACTGTACACACGCGAGTAAAATACTGGTGCTCCCAGCCGGGATCGAACCGGCGACACCCAGATTTTCAGTCTGGCGCTCTACCAACTGAGCTACAGAAGCATAAACTTATTAGAAGAACACTGTACTTGCGTTTTTACCATCATAGGCCAGCCCAAATTCAATGCTCATCTAATAAGTCTATCATATAGATAAACTTCTCAGAAATGCAAATACTTCTTCTTCGGAACGATAGACTGCATGATGTGCTATCGGACGAGTTAACGCCACTTGATAGTGATCACCAAACTTTCTGATTATTCCAAAACCTTCAAATCTGCCGTTTCCCGGAGAACGATTATTCCAACGAGTACGACGATAATAAGGAAAAGATTTACATTCATATGTCGTGCCAAGAATCTCAGCACACTTTTCATAGAACATATATTTCCTTTCTATTGGATGAGGGTTGCCAGTCACAATCACACAAAGGCGAAAAATTACAGCCGTACCCACAATGCTCTAACCTCTAAAAATGGTGACGCATGAGGGAGTCGAACCCTCTTTATGTCGGAGTGAAGTTCCGCTGACCCAACCACTTAGCCGTATGCGCCATTTATATATTTCTGTAATAGTTACAATATGATAAATAAGTGTGACTCGCGGTTCCGACACCCAGTCACCCTAACACTATCGAGGAGCATCAGCACATGACTATTTATTTGTATAAGAAAACTCACAACAAAACTGGTGTGTAGAGTTAGGAGTCGAACCTAACCAAAGAAAGCATAAATCGCTCCCAACCCGCTTCCGGGGATTTTCCTACACATAAACTGTTTAGATTAACCCTGACAGGATTCGAACCTGTGCTAGGAAAACCCATTATAGGGTGTAAGTACCGCTCTCACATTATATCAACAGGGTTAATCTAAACAGTCTATAGTAGGGAAGAGTCACGGTGTTAGAGAAGGTCCGATACTCTATTTCAGGTCTTGCCAGTGCCACGCTCGCGCCCTTAGCTTGACCACCCTACATAGATTAAAAATGGGGCCACTTAGTTATTTGGCTTAGGTGTTTAATCCCGCGTCACCATTCGAAGACGGTCACCCCATAATATTTTTCATTCAACAATGTCAAAGATCAGAGAGTCTCTTTCGTCGCTCTCTATGAACACACAATAGCGTGATACGCTGGGTATGTCAAGCAGAAAAATTCATTTTTATAAAATTTCTTTTTTACAGGATACGTCTTCGCTGTAGTAGCCATTTGACTCTCCGAGGAAGCGAATGGTCACATACCCCTTGAAGGTTGCGAAGGAATAAAATGTCCATGTGTAGCTTTCGCCATTACATGTTCCCGGATCGTCCGCGTTCGTGTCTTCTCTGGCGATCAATAATGGCCATCCGATAAGGTCATCCAAATCTCCAATAATCTCTTCAACTCGGACATCCTCACAGCAGTCTTGTTCATGATAAAGCACATAACGAACTTTATCATTCTCAAATGTCACTGTGTAGCCATCAGATATTACTTTAGAAAAAGTTTTACCAAGCATATCGTTAACGCCTATATGATTACACCATGACATGTTTTCCTCCATTTAAGTTCTGGTGGGCCGGTGTGGACTCGAACCACGCCCCGAAGGATGAGTTTTACAGACTCACTGCTAAATCCAATTAGCTTTACCGTCCCGTTATTTTGGTGAGGGCGACCAGATTCGAACTGGCAAAGGCTGTTACTAGAGCATTACCAATAGCCGACATTGGGTTCAAAGACTGCCGCGAGTCTACAAAAAATATCCCTAGTCACTTACGAACAGTCCCGGATTTTACTCCAATCGTTCCTTCTCTTTAACGATGCGTATACCTCTTTCCGCTACGCCCTCATATAAACTTGGTGGAGCCTACGGGGATCGAACCCGTGACCTTTTGTCTGCCAGACAAATGCTCTCCCATCTGAGCTAAAGCCCCAAGAATCTTTATCGGAGGGTTACTCCGGACACTCTCGCATAAACGAACAAGTACCGCCCACCCACAATGCTTTAGTCTCTGGCGGAGTGTGATAGCATCGAACTATGTACCTTGCAGTACCTACTGTTTTCGAGACAGGGTGAGGAGCCAACCTCAGCACACTCCATTAAATTGGTCGAGCATGTAGGATTCGAACCTACGATCTTCTGGTCCCAAACCAGACGGATTAAACCTGACTTTCCTAATGCTCGTTATTGGTAATGCAATTTAGGTGGATGGGACTCGAACCCATAATTGTAAGAGTTAGTCATTTTACTCATACAAAGTCCGGTTTTCGGGGCAATGTTGACGTTCCCCTTTAGCCAGATGTGTATACCATTCCACCACCGGTATCATTCGTCTAAACTGCATAATTCTGGCGGAGTCGGTGAGATTCGAACTCACGGTACCCTTGCGGGTACAACACCTTTCCAGGGTGTCACAATCGACCACTCTGTCACGACTCCATTGTTTGGTGCCCCTGTAATTTTCATCTTGTTGTAGTCATCTTCACAAAGTCATACAAGCCAAGGGCATAAGATTGGCGGCCCCATTTGTTTTTCTCTGCTGTTACTGATTATGGAAGTCAGAACCAGCGCGATGAGGCCATAAAACTGGAGCCAGGAGGAGCCGTATGTTCGTCGCAGCATACGCGATGACCCGTACCCGGCATAATAATATCTATGTCATATTGCGACGAAAACATAGATTTCAAAATGGGGCAGCGGCGACGCTTCATTCGTCACTATTACGGTGCACCAAATAGTGGTGTCACTCGCCGCCATAAACTGGTGCATCCTGATGGTTTCGAACCAACGACCTTCTGCGTGTCGAGCAGACGCGCTACCACTGCGCCAAGGATGCGTTAGGTGCGTGAACGAAAAATAAGTTTGATGATCCATCCAATGATAATACATGAAGAACCAGTCACAAGGATTGCTAGAGGAATCCTGCCGTGAGTTGCCAAAAAATACACCCACAAACCTAAGCCACCCAAAGCGCCCGCAACTAAGATAAAAACACCAAGTATAATCAATGTTATACCAAGAATTCTACCATATGGATTAATAATAGTAAAGTCTATCATCAAACTATTTATCATTTTTAAAAATTAAATTGTATATACAATAAAGCAAAAATGGTGTGAGAGGATGGATTCGAACCATCAGGCAATCCGGATTTCAAACCTGCCTCGCACCGTGCGCTACGGACTGACCTTACGCGATAGTCAGCCACCTCACATAAAACTGGGGTGTAAGACGGGGATCGAACCCGCGACATGCGGTACCACAAACCGCCGCTCTACCACTGAGCTACAAACACCATATTAAATATCAAGATGCTTTTTAGCATTCTCAACGTAATCTTTGATACGCTTGCCGCCGACAGGGTTCATAGAATGAACCGTGTATTCGGGAAACTTGACTCCATTGTCTGCACAATAGTCAACAAGCCACTTGGCACAATCATACCC